AGGTATAAAATAACAGTGTAGTTTTTAATTTAATTAATAAAGAGGTATTAGAAATGAATGATTTTATCGAAATTAACTTTCATGCAATGGCCGAATATTCCAGCGTCGAGGTTTTAGAAATGATGCTTTTTGATGCGGCCTTAAAAAGAACCATTATGCATCTAGCCGAGGTTAATAATCAAGATTTACTAGACTATGTTGCATCCATTGCTACCGACGGTCATTTATAAAATAGAGGTATTAAAAATGTATAAGTTAAAAGTAATTATCCACAAAACAAAAATAGGCAATATAGAGCTATGGCATGATGAAAGTTGTGTGGGTTTCGGTACGAGCCTTACTGAGGCGTTGGCGCATCCTGTATACCGCCGATTTCTTAATATAATGAAAAGGCCTGTTGATTTTAATTTTAGAAACCTAACACCTAGTGAGATTGATAGAATAATTAATACACTTCACACATAATCACCACCACCCACACAAAAGGCCGGCTTATACGCTGGCTTTTTTTATGTCTGATACCTTCTATTTTGCTTTGTGCGGCCCGTTTGTACTACCCTTTATATTTGTATAGGGTAGCATTAGCGGCTCTTAGAATGGAATACAGGGCGTTATAGCGGATCATATTATTTATTATATGACCCACAAATATACTAATGGGTATTCCATTAACTATAAAATGATGCACCGCATTGCGCCCCGCTTTGTCTTATATATTCCACCACCTAATAAAACCAGCCACAAAATACCAGCCCTAACTAAATAGTTATGAGGCACTAGCCTACATGCCCCGACATTACTGGTAGTGTGAATTGTTGGCGTGATTTGCTGGTATATTCTTTTATAGCAGTGTTATATTCCCGGCTGGAATAACTAATAGTTTCAATGACTTAGCTTGTGACCGAGCAGTCACGAAATGACCGGGAGGGCCGCAGGGGCCACGGGGGGTACTAGCGTTAGCGTATACAAACCATACCCTAATTTGGTATTTTTCAGCCCGTAAAAGGGTGCCCTCTAAGACCCCCTATGTCAAACCCACTACTATATGATTCCTATAATTCCGTAAAGGGAGGCATAACGTCAACGTGGCTGCTTATTTATTAATACCCCCTATACTAAACTTGCATTATTCTCTTAATTAGTGTATTATGGAGGTATATCTATATATTATATTGGTATATGTATTAATACATTTGGTTATTACTATGAAGCATGATGATTTAGAGAGTAAGAACACCTCCCTAGAAGTACCTATTCAGGTAGAATGGGACTTGGAAGTAGACCCAGACGGTAAGTTTGAGGTAGTATCTTACATTTACTTACAGGATGGTGATGAAGGTACCGAAGTAAGAGGGGATTTTGATGCTATAGTAGAGGATTTGATAGTCTACTATGCAGAATCTATGTCTTCTTCGGATGGATATGGTCAATTGTACTGTATAGCGCATGAATTACACAGGCATGGGGAGAGATTACGTACTGTAGCAGCACAGATTGAAGATGCTTATGCAGGATTCCTTGATGGTGACGAAGATGACCTCATCTGATGCTACAAGATATTGTAATACATGCAAAGAAACTAAGAGTTTAGACAGTTTCGATACCTATGGCCCTAAGAAGCAGTACCATAAGGGTTCCTGTAGGAAGTGTGAGACTACCCACAACACTATAAGGCGTCTATTAGAACGACAAAACCCCCGACCAGTAGATTTATCCTGTGAAATCTGTGGTAAGACAGAAGAGGATGTACTGGAACGAGGGCGTAGTCTGAATCAAGCCTTTGTATTAGATCATTGCCATGAGACAGGTAAGTTTAGGGCTTGGATATGTAGTGGTTGCAATAAGTCACTAGGTTATATGCAGGATAACCCTACTTTGGTACTTAAAGCGGCACAGTATCTATTAGAACATAAGTGACATTACTGTATATGTACCCCGGTGGGGCACATAATTGATTTTACCATGAAAGTTTTGATCTGTCAAGTTTTTGCACCAACTATTTACCTATTATTTCCTAAGTAGTTGATATTATGTTGACACAGCTAGTGTCCTAATGTTATAATTATATGAGAAACACTAATTCACCAACTAAATACATCAATCTCTATTACATTCGTGCAGCTATTGAAGCTAACACGGGTAAGACCCTCTCATTCCAAGAAATACGTGATTTATTGGTTGAGGAAGGCCTAGTTACCGAAAGGCAGCTAAAGCGTTTCTCTCAAGACTTCCGAGGGTATGATGAATTTTATGAGGATGCCCCAGCAACGAGGGAAGTTCCTGCCGATGAAATTGAAGAGCTAGATGGATTATTAGGACACCATTGATATGACCACCCCTAAGAAAGAAAAAGTATACACACAGAAGCAGAAAGACTTCCTAATGCACCTATTTGGGGATGCACAAGGTAATCTGCGTATAGCTATGAGAATGGCAGGTTATTCTGACACAGCTAACGTATCTGACCTTCTGAAGTCCCTACAGGATGAGATTGTAGAGGGTGCAGGCAGTATGTTAGCAGCTAACAGCCCTAAAGCTGCCTTTGGTTTAATAGGGGTACTGGATGATCCTAGTACCGTAGGTGCCAAGAATGCCGTAGCAGCCGCTAAGGAAGTTCTTGATAGAGCAGGTTTGGTTAAAAAGGAGAAGGTTGAAGTATCTTCTGACCAAGGTGGCCTGTTTATTCTTCCACCTAAGAAAGTAGATGACTAAATACGTACCACCTAAAACTTGGGTAAATAAGACTAGGACAAATAAATCCGCAGCAGTACCCTACGCCTACAAACCAAAAGAATTTGAATCCTTAGAGTTAATCCCTGATTTGGATATGGTGCCATTTGTCGAAGAGGCTATGGACTATATTGATAAGGGTAGTTCCTTTCGTGAGGTATCTAATTGGTTAAGCAATGCCGCAGGTAAGAAGGTATCCCATCAAGGCATATCTAACATTTGGAGAAGGCACAGGGGCACCAAGGACAACAAGCGCCTTAAACAGCTTAATAAGGCTAAGAGAAAGAAAGCTCCGAAAACGACAGCGGAGAAGTTTGAAGCCAGAGAAAAACGAAAGATAGCGGATAGCAAGCGTAAGATTACCTTATCGCAGAAGAAGCTAAAGAAGCATCATGAGAACCTAGGGGACGAGCAACAAGAAGCCCCTATAAACGTCCATAGCTTCTCAGATTCTTTAGATCACACCGCAGCAGCCCAGCAAAAACGAGAGGTAGTATTCGCCCCTAACCCCGGCCCTCAGACTGAGTTCTTAGCGGCTAGTGAGAGAGAGATACTATATGGGGGTGCAGCAGGTGGTGGTAAGAGTTACGGCCTACTAGCTGATCCTTTACGTTACTTTGGGCACAAGCAGTTCAATGGTTTGATATTACGTAGAACTAACGATGAACTGCGTGAATTGATTTGGAAGTCTCAGGAAATGTACCCTAAAGCCTTTCCGGGGGCTAAGTGGGCTGAGAAGAAGTCCCAATGGACATTCCCGTCAGGTGCGAAGCTGTGGCTTACCTACCTAGAGAGGGAGCAAGATGTATTACGTTACCAAGGTCAAGCATTTAGTTACATAGGGTTTGATGAGCTATCACAGCACTCTACACCCTTTGCATGGAACTACATGCGTTCTCGTTTAAGAACGACAGCACCTGACCTGCCTATCTTTATGAGGGCGACAACAAACCCCGGTGGCCCCGGCCATGGTTGGGTGAAGCAGATGTTTATAGACCCTGCGCCACCTAATAAGGCATTCACAGCCACAGACCTAGAGAGTGGTAAGCCTATGGTTTACCCTGAAGGTCATGAGAGAGAAGGTGAGCCACTATTCCAGCGTAGGTTTATCCCTGCTTCCTTGTACGATAATCCGTACTTAACGGAGGGTGGTGAATACGAAGCTAACCTAATGTCATTGCCTGAGAACCAAAGGCGACAGTTGTTAGATGGTGATTGGGCTGTAGCAGATGGTGCTGCATTCCCTGAGTTCCGTATTAAAGATCACGTAGTAGAGCCATTCGACATACCTACAGATTGGCGTAGATTTAGATCGTGTGACTACGGTTACTCATCTTACAGTGCAGTACACTGGTATGCGATAGACCCTGCCTTTGAGACATTGGTTGTCTATAGGGAGTTATATCTTTCTAAGCATACAGGTAGAGCTTTAGCCCATGCAGTCATGGAAGCTGAAGGCCCAGAGAGAATGGCATATGGTATGCTGGATAGTTCTTGCTGGCATAACAGAGGGCAGATTGGCCCCTCTATAGCTGAAGAAATGATAGGACAAGGTTGCTCATGGCGACCATCAGATCGTAGTGCTGGTGCTAGGGTAGCAGGACGTAACCGCCTTCACGAATTACTTAAAGTGGATGAGGATACAGGACTTCCCGGTATTCAGTTTTTTAATACTTGCAGACAGATAATAGCTGACCTGCCCGTAATACCCAGTGACCCTAAAGGTACTGACGATATTGACCCTAGATACGCCAGTGACCACGCATATGACTCTATTCGCTATGGGATCATGTCACGCCCTAAAGCGGCAACATTCTTTGACCTAGGTGGGGGAGCTGCTTCTGGCTACCGTCCCGCTGATAATAAATTTGGATATTAAAAATTATGGCAATTATAGACAGACCCACAGATGACTTGTCCTTTGAAGGTGCAGTGACCAACGATGAAGTTGTGTCCTTAGCTGAAGATGGGGATGTTGAGCAGGAGAATATTGAATTATCTTCTGTTGTCGATTGGGTAGAAAGTAACTTCCGCAAAGCAAAGGATGCCCGTCAGGCTGACGAAGAGCGTTGGTTGATGGCCTACCGCAACTACAGGGGTATATACGGCCCTGAAGTACAATTCACAGATCAAGAGAAGTCTCAGGCTTTTGTTAAGATCACTAAGACTAAGGTACTTGCAGCCTACGCTCAGATTACTGACGTTCTATTTGCAGGTAATAAATTCCCTATTGGTGTAGATCGTACACTAGTTCCTACTGACGCACCTGATGCAGTCAGTGCAGAGCTACAAGAGGGTATCCCTGACGAGTTAGCCAATGAGATTGGTATGAAGCCTGCCTCCAAGAAAGGTGGTGGAGTACGTAAGGATATTCTAGATGCGATAGAGGCTGACCTGTCCCCTATTAAAGATAAGCTAGAAGAAGGTACAGGAGCTACACCTACCTCTATCACCTTTGACCCAGCCCAAGAGGCGGCAAAGGACATGGAGAAGAAGATTCATGACCAGCTAGAAGAGAGTAGTGGTGATAAGCACCTACGCTCTATGGTATTTGAAATGGCTCTATTTGGCTCCGGTGTAATGAAAGGGCCATTCGCATTCGACAAGGAGTACCCTAAGTGGGATGAAGAAGGTAATTACATCCCCGTGTCGGAGACTATTCCTAAAGTAGAGGCTGTGTCCGTATGGAACTGTTATGGTGATCCTGACGCACGTACACCTGATGAATTAGAGTTCTTTATTGAACGTCATAAAATGTCTCGCTCTGAGCTACGTAAGCTGAAGAGCCGCCCACTATTCCGTGAAGAGTCCATTGAGCTAGCTATTGACTACGGCTCTAACTACGTGCCCGAATACTGGGAAGACGTACTGGAAGACAATGAGA